GCGGGCGCAAGCTGCCCTACCGCTTCAAGGGCTGATGGGAAAACGTACATAGGAGCCGCAGACTATCCCGTCTGCGGTCCTTTTCATTCATAGAGGAGGAGCAAACCATGACGATGCAGGACGCAGCAAACAACCAGCCCGATACTGCGCTGGTCGATATTCGTGACATATCCGTGGATCAGAGCCTGCCCAGGGAGGAACGGGTGGCAGAATTTCTCCGCCAGATTAAGAACCCCTGCCATTTCAAGTGCGGCAAATTTACTGTCCACGCGCAGTTTGCGGAAAACGGCGTATCTTTGGAGGACTGCCTGAAACAAGTTTTGATTTAGCACTTTAACGTGTTGACTTCCCCGCCTGCCTGTGCTATACTGACAGTGGAAAAAGAATTGCATCAGGTAAATCCGAATCACTCTTTGATTTATGGGGAAAGTCCGTAAATTTCAAAGGAGTGATTTTTTTATGGCAAAATACGATGCAACGGCATACCTGCGGCTTTCCTATACGGCTGACCAGAGCGAGGAAAGCGACAGCATTACCAACCAGAAAAAACTGGTGGAGGACTTTGTAGCCGCCCACCCTGACATTACGCTGGTAAACGAGCGAGTGGACGACGGTTACAGCGGCGTTCTGTTCGACCGGCCCGCATTTCAGGAAATGATGCAGGACATCACCCAGGGAACCATTAACTGCGTGATTGTCAAAGACCTGTCCCGCCTGGGGCGTGAATACATCGAAACCGGGCGTTACCTGCGCCAGATTTTCCCCGCCTACGGGGTACGGTTTATCGCAATCAATGACGGCATTGACACCGCCAATGAACATAACGGCGATGATTTGAACATTTCCCTGAAAAATCTTCTCAACGACACCTATTGTCGTGACATTTCGGTGAAAACGCGCAGCGCTTTACTGAGCAAGCGCAAAAACGGGGAATATGTGGGAGCCTGCCCGGTGTACGGCTACCGGAAAGACCAGGAAAACAAAAACCAGCTTGTAATTGACGAGGACACGGCGCGGGTTGTGCGGGACATTTTCCGTCGCCGCATTGACGGGGCCAGCGCCAAACGGATCGCGGACGAACTGAACCGGCTGGGCATTCCCTCCCCGCTGGCCTATAAAATCAGCCGGGGCCTGCCACATCCGAAAAAGGGCTATGCGGACAGCCAGAAAGCAAAATGGTCGGCCCATGCCATCCTGCGTATCTTGCAGGACGAAACCTATACTGGCGTCCTGCTGCAAGGCAAACAAAGCACTCATAACCACAAAATCAAGGACATCATTGAAAAGCCTGCCGAAGAATGGATACGCACCGAAAACGCCCATGCCCCGATTATCCGCAAGCAGGACTTTGAACTGGTGCAGAAAATCATGGGGCTGGACACCCGGACAGCGCCGGACGGGGATGCGGTTTATCTGTTTTCCGGCATCTTAATCTGTCGCTCCTGCGGCGGACGTATGACGCGAAAAACCAATACCGTCAAGGGTAAAAAGTATATTTATTATCACTGTCCCACCGGAAAAAAGCACGGCTGCGAACACCCTACCATGCTGCGGGAGGATGAACTGACCGCCTGCGTCCTGGAAAGCCTGCAAGCCCATATCCGCAACGTGGTATCGCTGGAAAAGCTGTTGGACAGCATCAGTGAGGAACAGATCAATCAGGAACTGATTGCCGGTTTCAAATCGCAGATTGCGGAAAATGAGGTACAGCTTGAAAAGGCTATGCAGTTTAAAGCGGCTTTGTATGAAAACTTCGTCAGCGGCTTTCTTGACAAAAAGGAATACCGCGACCTGAAAAACCAGTATACCGCACAGATAGAACAGCGGCGGGAAGCCATTGAAAGCCTGCGGAAAGAAATGGAGCAGGCCAGCGCCAACACCAATGACCGGCTGCGCTGGACACAGCATTTCAAGGAGTTTTCCACCATGACATCCCTGGACAGACGGGCCGTTATCACCCTGATCCAGTGTATCCATGTGGAGGGCAAGAACAATCTGAAAATCACATTCCGTTACCAGCTTGAATACCAGCAGGCAAAGGCAAGGCTGGAAACCACAAAGGAGGCGGTTTAATATGGCAAGGAAAAGCAGGAAAAACCCCATTGTGCAGGAAAAGCCCGCCCATGTGGGGATGAAAGTCTGGAAAGCGGCCCTCTATATCCGTTTGTCCGTGGAATTTAACGGCAGGCGCGGCGATTCGCTGGAAACCCAGCAGCAGATCATGGAAGCCTATCTTGCCCTGTGCCCGGATATTGAAATCGTGGCGGTTTACACCGACAACGGCACAACGGGGCGCACCTTTGAGCGCGAAGCCTTTCAGCGGATGCTGGACGATGTGGAGCGCGGCAGAATCAACTGCGTGGTCGTCAAAGACCTTTCCCGGCTGGGGCGGAACGCGATTGACAGCGGCTACTATATCGAAAAGTATTTCCCGCTGCATCAGGTTCGGTTTATTGCAGTCAACGACCAGTTTGACAGCGAAAACAAGGAAAACAGCGGCAGCCATCTGATTGTGCCCCTGAAAAATATGATAAATGAAGCTTATGCCGCCGACATCAGCAAAAAGGTAAAAGCCCAGCAGCGGCAGGCGATGCAGGACGGGGAGTTTGTGGGGGCGCGTCCGCCCTTTGGCTATAAAAAAGCGCCGGATAACTGCCACAAGCTGCTTGTCAATGAAGATACCGCCCCCATCGTCCGGCAGATTTTCCAGTGGACGGTTGACGGCATATCGCTCAATGAGGTGGTAAAACGGCTCAATCAAAGCGGCTATCCTACGCCCGGTCACTATCTGGCTCAAACCGGCCTGATTACCAATAAGCGGCTCATGGGCAGCGGAAAATGGCAGACATGGACAGTTTCCAAGATTTTAGCGGATGAAGTCTACATGGGCGATATGGTGCAGGGGAAATCGAAAACGGTCGGCCACAAGCAGGTTCCCACTGACCGCTCTGAATGGATTGTCGTGCGGGGAACCCATGAACCGCTGATTGCCCGCGAACTGTACGAAAGGGTGCAGGCTGTCCGGGAACATGAGGCTGCAAAGCAGGGGACGGAAAAAATCCCCTACACGGAGAACATTCTCCGGGGACGTATTTTCTGTGGCTGCTGCGGGAAGAACCTGCACCGGCAGAGGTCACGGGGGATATACTCCTACCGCTGTATTGCCAATGACCGGATGGGCGTTCAGTATTGTCCGGGTGGTGTTACCCATCTGCCGGAAAAAAGGCTGTTTGACGCGCTTTTAGCCATTATCCGCAAACACGCCGAGGTTGTGGTGGGAACCCACGCAAAGCTGAAACATCAGGATTACAAAATCACTGCGAAAAAGGCGGAAATGACCGCCGAAATCTCTAAGTTACAGCAGGAAACGGAACGCAACCGGGTATTCTTAACCAGCCTGTATGAGAACTTCGTTACCGGCATCCTGACCGGCACAGAGTATCACGAAATGAAAGCCGACTATACACAGAAAATCGAAACGGCAGTCCTGCGTGTGCAGCAGCTTCAAAGTAAGCAGAAAGCGCTGGAAAATCAAATGGAACGCTATACGGATATAGCCAAACGGCTGGCGGCAGTCAGCGAAGATACCGCCTTATCCGCCCTGCTGGTAAACCAGTTGATTGACTGCGTTACCGTCAACAGCGCAGAGGACATTCATGTGAAATTCAAATTTGAGAGCGGCTTTGAGCGGCTGATGGAGGTGCTGGAAGATGTATAAACCCTATGTGATTGGCCTTTATATCCGGCTTTCCTCCGAGGACAGCAAGGTGGGGAGTTTCAGCATTGAGAACCAGAAGCGGGCGCTTCACCAGTACGCCGATGCGATGGAGGATGCCGCCCATGCGGAGGTATTGGAATTTGTAGACAACGGTTACAGCGGGACAAACTTTGAACGGCCCGCCGTGCAGGAACTTCTGGACAAGGTACGCGAGGGCGCGGTCAACTGCATCATCGTCAAGGACTTTACCCGTTTTGGGCGCAACAGCATTGAGGTCGGATATTTTATGGAGCGCGTCTTTCCGCTGTATGGGGTACGGTTTATTTCCCTGAATGACGGCTTTGACAGCGATACGCTGCATGGCGACACGGGCGGTATCAATGTGGCGTTTCAGTACCTGATCAGCGAATTTTACAGCCGTGACCTCTCCATCAAGTACAAAACCGCCAAGTATGTGAAATTCCGGCGGGGAGAATACCAGAGCGTGTTATGTCCCTACGGTTACCAGAAAGGCACGGACGGGCGCATGGAGCCGGATGAGGAAACAGCCCCCAATGTCCGGCTTATCTTTGAACTGGCAGGGCGCGGCTGTACTTCCAGCGAAATCATTCAGGAACTGTACGAGCGCAAAATCCCCACACCAGGCGAATACAAAGCATCCAAGGGAAGAAAGATTCACGATATTTCCAGAACCCATCAGATTTGGCAGAGATCGACCATTCGGAACATCTTGCTGGATGAACGCTACATTGGCACTTATGTCATGGGCAGGAAACAGGTGGTCGAGGTGGGGAGCAGCCGGGTACGGAACCGTGATGAAAGCGAATGGTTCAGGATTCCCGACCACCATCCGGCTATTATCAGCAAAGAGCTGTTCCAGCGGGTGCAGGAATTAAAGCCGAAAAAAAGCTGCATAAAGAAAAACGTACATCTGTACCCCCTGCGCGGCAAGGTCTTTTGCGGCTGCTGCGGACACGCAATGCCGCGCAATCCAAGTAAAAGCCATTTCTTTGTCTGCAAGCATACAGAGGTGGATCAGTCTGCTGCCTGCCACGGCCTGCGGATTGCTGAAAAGGACTTGGAAGCAATCCTCTATGAGATTATTTCCAGGCAGGCGCAGGTGATTTTGAACGTGGAGAACCTTTCAAATGCCAGCCTGCTGGATACTAAGATTGCAACGCATACGGAATACAGCCAGCGCGTAGAAAGCTGTCTTGACCGGAAACGGGTGCTATATGAGCAGGTTTTACTGAAAGAGATTACCCTGGAGGACTACAAGGCACAGAAAGCCGATGTGGATGCGGAACTGGAACGGCTGCGGCAAGTCCAGGGCGCACTCTCCGCTGAAATCGCCCAAGCGAAAATGGACGCAAAAACAAAAAACGCCAGACTGGAACTGGCGCAGGAAATTTCAGCCGCCAGCGGATTAAATACCGCCCTGGCTGACGCACTGATTGAACGTGTGGATATTCACCCCGGAAATCAGGTTGATATTGTCTGGAAAATGAAAGACTTCTGTACAGAGGGAATGTGATGGGGCGCAAAAATCGGCCTTAAAAACTCTGGAATTTCTTAAAAAACTTTTTGTCTTGTGCTTGACATACGGGTGGCGGCATACGTGCGGCGTGATGTTCGGCATCTGCACCCGGTAGATATCATTATACCTCTTGACCATGTGGTTGAACCGGTGCTCCCAGTGCATCGCCACCAGCGGGTTGCAGTCCTTATCCAGAAACAGGAAGCCCGTGTATCCGTCTATCACCTTTTCATACCTTGGCGGCTCCCTGTCCTCAATGATTCCCTGGAAACACCGCGCCACATCATCCGTCATGGGTATTTTCCGTGTGCCGGCATTGGTCTTGGTCGATTCCACAATCAGCCTCATATCGGAAGTCCTCTGGAGCTGGTGGTCTATATTCAGCACCTTATTCTCGAGGTCAACGTCCCGCAGCGTCAGCCCGCAGAATTCCGATATGCGCAGGCCGGTATGGAAAAGTATGTACACCACTTCATAATATTTGCAGTAGACGTTGTCGTCATGGACGAATTTCAGGAACTTCCGCATCTGCTCCCTTGTAACGGCCTCCCGCGTCACGCTGTCGTTCACCACAACCGTTGCCAGCTCAAAGCCGAACGGGTTCTTGCGCAGGACGTCATCGTCCACTGCCATCTGGAAGGCCGGGCGCAGGACGCCCCGCACTGACTTGATGGTGCTGTGCCGCCTGCCGTCCCCCTGCAGTTTTATCAGGAACAGCTTCGCGTCCGATGTTTTGACCTGCGAGATCCTCTTTTCACTGAATGATTCTTTGCTGAGCAGGTTCCGCACAAATTTATAATTCGTGAGCGTGTTCGGCTTAACCCCTGTTTTGGTTGCAAGGTACCGCTCCACCAGTTCTGCAACCGTTATGTTCTTCCCGACCGGGTCGGACAGCGTGTCAAGGTCATATCCAATCTGCTTCTCCAGCTCCCGCAGCGACAGGCACGGCTTCTTGCCCGCAGGCAGCTTATCGGTCGGCTCAAGCCTCCAGCTGTAGACAAAATGCGGCTTTCCGTTTACATGGTACTTGAACTGGTACTTCCCGTCCGCCCGGATGGACTCCCCGCGGCGCAGGACACGGTGCTTCGCGTCACGCCTCGCCTTTGTTTTTCCTGCTGCCATTTTTAAGCGCCTCCCTTTCTTCCGGATTCCCATCCAGGTATTTTTCAAACTCTTTCCTGATCACAAGCCTGCGGCTGCCGTAAAACGCCGTGAAACTGTTCTTTTTCTTTTCCTTTAACAGCCTGTACAGCTTCCTCCTGCTGAGGCCGTAAAGCGCAATGACCTCTTCCGGGTTCAAAAAATCCTTTTCCGACAGTGCCGGTTTCTTCATGCTGCTTCCCTCCTGTTCCTTATTAAAATGCGGTCTCCCGGCCCATGACATATATCACTCAGATGCCGCTGAAAGTCAACTGCTAACGGCAAATAAAAGGATTTTATACCGCAGATGACTCTTCAATAAATTTCTCAAATTTTGACCTTATGATGAGATACCGGTTCCCGCTGCATACCGCAAATTCCCCGATGTTGTCCTCTGCCAGCCTCCGCATTTTCTTTGTGCCTATGCTGAAATATGCTGATGCCTCCCTTATGGACAGCATGAATTTTTCACTGACCGGCACCGTGATGTTTTTTTCCTCTTCTGTCCGTTCTACTGATATTTGTTTATTTGCCATGACAAACACCTCCTGCTATATGCCACCGCAGAGGCAGAAACCGGACGGTCTGTATGAAATTTTTTCAAAAAAATTAATGCCTGCAGAGGCGGACAGACCTCTACAGGCATTAACAGGCACAATATTTTTCTATTTCAGATATTCTATCATTCTGGGTCCAGCAGATGCATACTGATCCTCAATAAATATTATTATAAACATAGCTATGTAATATAATCCAGACCAAATTAGCGTATTATGCTCACGAACGATGAAACATCTCTTATTACTTTAGATAATGACGGACGTAAGTCTGCGTTACCGGGCAATTGCCTGTCAGTATAACATATACCAAAGCAAGAATGCTAAAATGGGAAAAAAAGCTCATCGACCCTTGTATTTAGCTCACGGGCTAAACTAAATGCTAAAATTAAGGTAGGGTCATATTTATTATTTTCTATAGCATTGATTGTTTGACGCGAAACACCGCATTTTTTAGCCAATTCCTCTTGCGACAGCCCCTGTTTTTTTCTTTTATCACGAATATTATTTTTCATATCAGCTACCATACTTCTTCTTAAAAAAAAGAAGCAGCGCACAATAAATTATAGCAGTAGAACCAAGTACAGTAAATGGGTTCATCCCTTCTTCATATCCTCGAACTACATTTTTTATAATGTAAATCACAAAAGTTCCCACTGTTCCAAGCAGAGTATATGTACTTGCTTTCCAAATAATCAGTTTTTTCCGTTCATCACCCAGCTTTATCAGTGAAATAAGCATGATTAAATCCAGAATAATCACAATTAACAAAAAAACCCCAAACAGCATAATCTTGACTTTAAACATAAAACTCCTCCAAATCACCATAATAAATGTCAAAAACTTTTTACATTTTAAATATATACAATCGGAGAAGAAATGTCAATACTTTTTTACATTTTATATAACAGTATTAGATAGATTATTACCATTGATGGCCGTAAGACCGCTCATAGCAATCATCCGGGGCGGTATTTATAGTTTTGCTGTATAAAAATCGCACCTCACTCTGATTCAGGTTCTCACAAAATGCGCAGCCGGTGCGCATCTCTGAGCCTTGAATAGTAATGATATATAAACGGCATTAGATTTTTGCTCAATATCATTTATTTCCAGCTTGCCGTTTATCGGGTTTATTGAGCAATAATTAATCACCACATATATAGATTCGCAAAAACATTTTTTTATATTCTCCATCTGCCCTGCTACAGTCTTTTTAATTTAGGAATGTTAATTTTTTAAATGTACCGCCGGTATGTTTCTCCTCTGCCTTCCGGCGGCAGTGCCACGTTACCTCTGAAACCGGACTGCCGCAAGCAGAAAGACTGAAATAAATCTGCAAAAAAAACACCGTGCAGATTGTGCATCATCCCGGGTTATTTCCTGTGGCTTTTCCCTTTGTAAAGCGTCTGTCCGGACTCATCAAACACGGAATACCCCGGATTCTTATCCGCGCATTTTTTTGCATTGGCAAAATCCTGGAACGCTCTTTTCTGCGAGGCCGCGTCTGTCCATCTTTTCCGGACGCGGTACCAGGCTTTTCCGGCAGGCTTCTTGTTTCCGCCCATTTCCTTCTTTACTGCCCTGCGGAACCCGTCCATGGTGTACCCTGTTCCAAGCTGTGCCCACAGATGCTCCGGGTCACCGTGGCTGGAGGCAATGCCCCTCGCACAGCCTTCCTTGTGGCTGATGATGACGCCGTCCGCAAGCGGGTCAAGACTGTACTTCTTACAGAGCATGGCGAAAAGCTCCACTGCCGTCTCATAAGTCCGTTTCGCCACAGCCTTTGCCGTGGCCATATCGGAGCAGGTGAATTTACTGCCCGATGTATACTTGATACACGCAGGCTCGCACATCTCCACCCCGACGTGGGTATTGTTGCCGCTGCCCCTGCTGCCGAAGCCGCAGTGCCATCCCCTATGATTCCACGGTAATGTCTGGTAAGCTGTTCCATCATTCCCGTCAATGAAACCATGGACGCAGGAACTGCCATGTGACGGGCTGTTCCATGAGTTAATAAATGCGGATGCCTTCGGCTGCGGGCAGCCCACGGAATGGAGCATCAGCCCCTTTACCGTGATCTTCCTCCCTGCCGTGTAGCTTAACTTGACCCACAATTACAACATGTAATTTCGATAAGCAAGTAATGAGCAAAGCACTTCTAACCCCTGCCAAATAGAACGT